TTTACCAAATATCTTCAAAATCTTCTCCTTCGTTCGCTTTAGAATAGTCTGTCGGTCGAACAGCAAAAAAATCAGTATGAGTATGCCCACCAGTAAGATGATAAAACCAATCGAGTTTTGCTGCTCCTTCTGCATCAAATGCAAAGTATTGCCCGAGGTCGAAGTAACCAAGTTCTTGTAGCTTTTCGTTGAGACGTTTTCTAATGAATTGTTTGAGGTCATAGGCTTTAAGGTTTTCAATGTCTCCGAGTTCAAACATTTTATCAATATACTTTTCTTCTGCTTTAAGCATTGCCGTTGCTGCTGTAATAACGTCATTTCTACATTCTTCTAATAAGTTAGGCATTTCTTCACACATATGATTAAACAGCCTACACCCCATTTTGCTGTGTAGTGATTCATCTCTTACAGACCATTTCATTTGTTGTCCAATTCCTTTTAATAAATTTCTTAATTGAAAAGAATATAATACAGCAAAAGCAGAATAAAGACTAACTCCTTCAGCAAAAGCAGAAAAAATAGCCAGCGATTTTCCAATACCAACTGGATCACTTCCTTCATAAGCAACGAGGTTTTCAAATCTATCCATCGTTGCTTCATCTTGTAAAAATGCTTCAAAGTTTTCTAATCCTAATGTTTCATTTAAATAACTGTATGCTACAGCGTGTATTGTTTCTTGACTACCAAACATCATAGCCATTTGTTGTATCTCGTGTTTAGGAAACCAACCAACAACTTTTTGTGTCCAGTAGTCAGATACCGCACATTCTGTTTGCGCAAAACCTAAAAGTATATTACCAACTAAGTTTTTTTCTTCTTTAGTTAACTTTTCATTCCAGTCTTTAACGTCACCTGACATAGGTATTTCAGTATGTAACCAAAACGCTTGTGCTTGTTTTAACCAGCCTTCAGTATAATAATCAGGGTATTCAAAAGGCTTATATGCTATACGCGGTTCAAATAACCCCATCTATATTTCTAGTTTTTTATCGTTTTTATTTTGTTTCGCTTTTTCTTTCAACTGCTCAACCATTTCATCATAATTAGGAAGCTGTTGTATGAAAGCATATAGACCAGATACGCGCTCGTCAAGCATCTTTATTTCCATAATTATTTGTTCTGATACAGCTTTTAATTGGCTAACTTTGCCGGCTAGCTCGGCTCTTGTCGGTGTGCTCATAGTGCGTCTTTACTTAATATCAAAGGACTTTCATCTTTGTTAGTTTGTATTTCAAAATGTGTTTCCCTTTCTGTTATAATAATTTTTTTATTTTTGAATCTTTTAGGGTATTTTTTTAATAGATATTCTTGCCAATTATTCATCATATACTGTTAAACATAGTTCTACAAAAGGTAAATATACCACATGCTCGTTATATCCTTTATTAATATAACTTCTTGCTCCGATAACTATACCGGGATATAATCCTAAACTAAGTTCCCACGGATTCATTAAGATAGTAATTAAGCATTTTCATGTGATAGTCGATTCTCTCTAAATAATGATTCTTCAATGTAAAATCCATGTCGTCCTGCGATTTCGTCGATTGCTCTTGAGTTAATTCGGTTGCTATATTTTGCATACTTTTTAATATCTTTTTCTAATTTTCGTCTTTTGTAATGTAATGACGCTAATTTTTTCTGTTTTCTTTTATTAACTGAATCGTCCGGTCTACTTCCTTCTGATTTTGCGGTTTGTAAAGTGTCTTTCCAATATTGTTTTTTGTCAGCCATAATTTAAAAAGTTTCCAACGTAAGGGGAAAGATTCATTAGCTCTCCCCTTGCATTCTATGATGTAGTCTTTTCCAGTAAAGTCAGGTGTATATTTAATGCCCAATACTTTCTTGCCCCCTCGGTTAGTGTAATCACCTTTCCCGTTTGCTTGTTTTTCGTAAGATTCATTTGTAAAATTAAAACTTTCGATAAGCTGGAAAACTTCACCTTCATAATATTCAAATAGTTTTTCTTTCTTTAAAGCCATATAAGTGTAGCGCTCAAGGCCAGAGGCAAAGTTAATACCGTCATATGTAATTTTCTTTGCTGTTACAGGCCCACGCTTTTTACTTTTCTTTCGTCTCATTAGTATGATTAGTTGTCCATGTTTTATTTATATTGTAGCCCAATTGATCGGGTGGTCCAGGATCTGGATATGCAGAAACAAGTTCAGCATCTACTTCCCAGTCTTTAATATAACACTCTTCAATCTCTTCACGCAATGACATACGAGCTTTTTCAATATAGTTTACGGCATCCATAAGTTCTTCTTGTAAATGATTGAGCCAAGTATCTAGTGGCTGGTCATCATCAAAAAGAGTAACGCCATACTTTTTAAAACCTACGTCAGATCGCTTTTGAATCTTACTTACTACTTGTTGTATAATTTTATCACGCATCTTTTACAAATGTTCCGTTAATCATTTTACCAGTTCTATTAGATATCTCATCATAAGCAGACTTAATGCAAATTTCAATATCGGTACCGACAAGGTGGGCAAGATTAGTAAGAACAACAACGCTATCACCAATAGCATCAATAATACCTGCCTTATCATTTTTAAGTAAAGCTTGGGATAACTCTCCGGATTCTTCATATAATTTAATTAATTGTGTTTTAGCGTCACCTTTATCGTACAACCCACGATCATTAGCCCATTGTCTTATATCTTCAAATATATTATCTGACAATACAGGTTTTGTTAAAGTTTGGAACTCCCCTGCTTCAGCCATGGCCTTATTATAAATATAACAAGTGCTAGGACCAAATTGACTGTTATGTACATTAGATATAACCCAATCAATCTTGTCAGTCGAGTCAAGTTTAAACGTCCCATACTGTGTTTTAATTTCTAAATCTGCTAAAAAGTTTGCATTTAATTCTTTGGATGATATTTTAAACGTAGTTGTAGTCGGTGATGAACTGTGTTTATTCATAGTTTTTTTAAATAAATCTTTATAAGGTTTTCTATCTACTTTATACCCTAAATCTTTTTGAAGTGTTTGCTCTACCTTAGAAGCTTCTGCTACATTATCTGTTTCAAAAAGTATTTCGTATTCACCGGGCTTATAGCCTTGAGTTTCAATAATACGTTTTTGAACATTTGTTGTACACCCAATTTTAACGCCAGGTATATGATAAATTTTGTACTTACCTTTACTTAGAACTGTTTCCATTTTTTATTGATTTAATTATTTCTAAACTTATTTTGCTAAGAAATTTACCCATATGATTATTTTTTTGAAACCAGTATTTATACTCCGACATTGAGCTGGGCTTTAATTGCTTCATGAGGTTTATAGTTTACCAAGTGAATCATTTTATGTGTTGGTATCCTTATAAAGTTTCCTGCCCCTTCTTCAATAGACAATCCAAAATCAATTCCCACGCGAGGAAGTTCCCTAAAATCACGGGATAGCTGCTGTTTAGCTTGTTTGACATGATTATCGTAAAGGTGACAATCCCCCAGTGAAGCAGTAAGCCTCCCAGGTCTATAACCCGCTCCCTTTGCCAACATAAGTAAGAGTAAGCCATACATGGCAAAATCATAAGGTAAACCAAGAAAGACATCAGCAGATCGCTGGTTCCATAATAAATTAAGTTTTCCATCGTTTATATATATTTGAAGGCTATAATGACAAGGAGGGAGTGCCATGTCATCCATATCATGGGGATTCCATAAGCTTGCCACAATGCGCCTTGAGCTTGGCTCTTGCTTAATTTGCTTGAGTATTTTTTCAAGCTGATCAACACCATTAAAGTCCCTAAGCTGCTTCCCATAAACAGGACCGAGCGTACCGTCAGTTCTACCTGAGCGCTTATAATCAGGATCCCAGTAAGTAACACCGTGATCGCGCAAGTAAGCAATGTCAGTGCGTCCCTGTAAGATCCATAATAGTTCCGTAACTGCATGTTTAAAATATATTTTTTTAGTTGTTAACAATGGAAACCCAAGTTCCATGTCATGTCGAAGCATTCTTCCAAAGACAGATTGTGTCCCAGTCTTTGTTCTATCCTCTTTTTGTGCTCCACCGTGGAGTACTCCTGATAGTAATCCTCTGTACTCATCTTGTACGTTTATCATAATAATATTTACACATTTCGTAATAACTAGGCCATATAGTATGTTTGTCATATATATGAGGTGCTATATTAGTTTTTTCACCTTTTACATATGGCCCAACATTTATACCTATTTTCCATTTTCCAATTTCACCATTAATACCTAGTGGTGATATTCTAATATTATTTCTTACACAATAATTAGAAGCTTCAGTTTCTTCAGGATTAGGATGATACTTTGGCATCCAATTTTCTTTTTTCTTTGCCATTAATCCCAAGGCATTGGCCCACTAGGCACTTCTGATAAAGGCATATAGTCTCCAGAAGCATGATTCCATTTAAAATGCGCTTCTGCTTGATTCTCACCTAAGTTTTGAAATTTTACTTTAAGCACTTTAACTTTCACAGAATTATTAGTATAATCTCTATGTACTAATAGCCCGTGATAAGATGCGTCATACCATTCACCACCACCTTTAATATTATACATAGTAGGTTCGTCAATAGTGCCATCATCTTTTTTGTACATTTTAGTTGGGTGTGCTACAACAACTACTAAAACATCATACTTTTTTGCAAAAGCTTCTATTTTAGCTAAATACTCCATTGTTGCATCTGGTATAGACATATCAGAAGCACCTTTCATTTTAACTTTATTGTAAGGATCAATTACTAAACATTTAATACCTTTTCTTTTAACTAACTCAGCACCTTTTTTAAGTACCATGTCTAAGTCATATCTTTCTGCTTCTATAAAGTAAAAATTATCATTTACTATTTCAAAGCAGCGATTCCACTTCTCAGTGCCTAAATCATTTTCTTTAGGCATCCAGCCGCCAATCTTTCTGATTAGCTTGTGAGCGTGCAAAAATGTTGGTTTGTTTTCTGGTGAAGCAAATGCTGTTTTCCAGCCATACTTCATTTGGTAACCCACAGCCATTCTATCAACAAAATCAGACTTACCAGAACTAGGCACTCCTGTAACGGTGATGAATTGCCCTGTATAAGTACTGAATATGCTATCAAAGTTATCAAGACCGATTTGATACCCAGGTTTAAAACCTTCATAAATAAATTCTTCAAGTTCTTCATTTATATCTCCTACTGTTACTACGTTCTCTAAAGGAACGGGCTGTGCATTATGTAT